ATGATCATCGCCGCACACTGCCAGACGTTGTGCGTCAGCCACCCCGACAGGAGGCATTGTTTGAACTTCTGTCGAGGGGTCACTTCGCCTCCAGTGCTTTCTCGTCCAGTGCCTTCAACAGCCCAGCCATGATCTCCCTTGCCTCGTCGGTGGAGAATGTCTGGTATGGTTTTGCCACGATGCTTTCTGCTCGGCGGATGGCTTCTTGTGCGGTCATTTCATCTCCTGAATTTCAATCAGCTTGTCCAGGTAATGCCTAGCTTTCCGCAAATCCTCGACGCCGCCCTTGGCCTTGTGCCGGGCAACGTACTTGATCACGTTGCCGGCAAAGAAGCACAACCCCCAAGAGTGGATGGCGTCCCACGGTTGCAGCTTCTGTTCCTTGTAGTGCGTACCGCCTACCTGTGTATCATTGGCAATCTTGTTCATTGCCTCATCTTCCTGTGGAGTGACATCGATAACGTCAGTCATCGTTACGTCCTTCATAGCTTCTCCAAGAGATTTATTTGATCGGCCAGAATTGCTCCGACATCGCGCTTGTTTACTGCGACCATCTGCGCCTCCTTACAAGCGTAAACAACTTCTGCGGCATCACTGATACCCTTGTTGTAGGCACTCTTGTATAGGTCGCCTCCATCAAGAATCATAATTACCGCCTCACGAACGATGCTTGATGCTTTCCTCTCCTTGGCTGCAACGCGGAGTCGTTTGTGATACTCAGCCGGTAGATAGACGGAATAAGGTATTAGGTTTTTTCTGACCATGATCGGTACTCCTTAGATATTTTGTCCAGTCTTTTCCTGGCATTAAGATCGGTCTTAAGTTCCGTCCGAGACTGAACGCCTAGGTACTCTCGTAACCACTCTGTTGCATCCAGTTCTTGTGGTGAAAGTATCTGATTGTCTTCATGCAAGAACCGCGCGAAACCAGAATCCCTGCACAGAATCCCAGCGGCGCGTACCGCTTTGTCGCCGTCGTGATCATCCGCCATTGGCATTTCGTTCGCATCCAACCTCACCATGACGACTTGATACCGCGCCCCGACGAAATCCCGCAACAACTCTGTGGGGATATCGTCTGGATGCATACATAGCGTTAGCACATATCCGGTCTTGTCCTGCTTTAGGGCAACCTTCAATGCCTCAAACTGCATGGTTTTCAAAACGGAATATCCTCATCGCTGACCTTTGGTTCTTGTTTTACATACGGCTCGGACGCCGCCAGCGAAAGACAATCCTTTCCTGCAATGGACTTCCTCCATCCTGATATGGAGATCTTTACCAAGTCCCCGTCAGACTTCATCAGCTTCATGAGAAGAGATCTGTCCATGTGGATATCCCCGCGCATATCCGGCTGGTTGGGGCTTTTTTTGTCATGGGGCCACAATGTCCCGGTATTTGGATTTGGTGTGAATGCCATAACTATTCCTTGATAAGTTTGTTTTTTGTTTCGGTGAACATAACCATGAGGTCTTTGAAAAACTCTGGGTCTTTCGTCTTCACGGCATCAAAGATCTTTTTGTTCTTCTTGAATATCTGCATGACATCGTCTGCGGTTGTGGTCATCTCCAGAGCAAATGAACAAGCCTTGGAGACAGCGACCAACCAATCCTGCGAATCTTCGTCTGCCGACACTTTCATCTGCCACGGCCCATCCGTCCCAGTAATCTGTATTGGGGACTTGGGTTTTTCCACAACCTTTACGCCTGTACTGGCATCAAGGGCATCGTGTTCGACCACCTCAAACGCGGTCATCCACAAGTAACGGCGCAAATAACTCTGGACGGCCCCTAGGTTCTGCACCTCATGGCAACCCTTGAGCGCGGCTGTAGACATAGGAGAGGTGAAAACCACACTACCTTCAGCCTCGGTGTCGTGGATGGTAAGGCTGGCTATTTCATGGGTATAGGAAACCATACCAAACAACCCTTTCAATCCACAGATCTTCTGAATTTCCGGGATAAAATCCCCCAATTCAAAGTACTCATACCCAGCGAATTTGTTCTTACCTGACTTGGTAAGTGCGGTTGCCTGTAACTCAAGCCTTGCCGATTGAAGCTTCTTGTAGACCGGATTCATTTGTTGTCCTTATTTTGGTAATCTTTCCACTGTAAGCAGCGGTGATTGACCGAACAGAAAGTAGCGCAGCGGGTGCGCTCCCCTTGACGTACCTCTATCTCATATCCCTTAATAGAATTTGCCATTGCCTCCTCTTGGGTAGCATGGACAGACTTGGCGCGAACCCCGCCAATCTTCTTCACGGCCCATGTTGTTGGTTTCTCCCACATCTCCTCTGGGGTACATCCTGGTAAATCTGTTTGCGTTTCCAAGGCGAACTCGCAAGCAGAATGCTTGGCAATCCTTTCCAGAATGAATGCCTCCCGCTCCTCGTAGGGCCACAACCTTATTTCCAACTCCTTGACCGGGGCTTCTGGATAACCTTCTCTGTTAGCTGCATCCCTGCGGTTCCAATCCCTGATGATGGCAACGATCCCAACATCAGTAACGGTGGTCTTCTTCACCTTCTCGACCAGCCACGCATAAATGTTCACCTGCTGCTCCCACTCAATCTTCTCGTTCATTACCGCCCAAGCACTGGTGGTCTTGTAGTCGCGAATTGATATCCCGGTTTCGCTCAGAATCTGTAGATCAATAGCGCCAGAAATGTTCCACCCGTCCAACTCTGCATGAAGACGTTCCTCTATCCGGTGGTTGGCGTCCTTGCCATGCTCCAATATGTTGTGAACGGCAGACCCGAACAAAGACCAGACCATCTCGGATACGTCCTGCTCTATCTCGTCGTGGAACAAGCTGGTCAGCGCCACGATCTTCGGACTGTTGATCAGTTGGGTAACAGACAGATTTGCCTTGCCCTTGCTATAGGTAGGCCGCTGCAATACGTTGACGAACGTCTGGGGAATGTTGTGTTTGTTTGTGAGCTTCATTAGATGTTCTGTCTGTTGGGGAAAACGGATGGTGGCACAGCCGAATACTGATGTCAACAGGTTGTTCCCATGCTATGTCATCTGATGCATTCATGGGCGACTGTGTTACAGTAAGCGCATGAACAATCATATTGAGTTGCAACTTCCCTGGCCTCCAAGCGTGAACCACTACTGGGGTCAGGTTGGTCACCGCCGTTTTGTCGGGAAGAAGGGGCAAGAGTTCCGCGCAAAGGTGCTTCAGGCGTGTCTAGAAGGGGCTGTGGCACCCTTAGAGGGGCGGCTGGCAGTCCATGTATCCCTTTTCCCGCCAGACCGGCGTAAGAGGGATATAGACAACGTCCTGAAGAGTCTTCTGGATGCGTGTGAACACGCTGGCTGTTACGCCTCAGACTCCCAGATAGATGAATTACACATCGTCAGGCTGGAGAACCTCTTGGGGGGAGGTTGCTCCATCCTGATTCTCCCGCGTTAAAGTCCGGCGGCTTGTCTATACAACTCCACCTTGGTCAATATTTTAGACTTGGCCCGTTGAAGATTTTCAATAGTCTCGCGCTTTTCCTTGGGGGTTTGGCCGATATCTACGCCACTTCCTACAAGTCTAATCAACTTTTCCATTTCCCCTAACTCAATGGCAGATTTTGTGACGTAATCATGTAGAACAATTAGGCGTTGCTGCTGTTCTTTATATTTGGCTATTTCGTCGACCTTCATCCTGTCCAGTCTTATCTGGTATGTCTTGTACTCCATATCAACGCGCTCTTTGAGATCGTAGAACAAGTCTTCATTCTTGCGACCCACTGCTGGCAAAGTAAACGCTCCAATAACAGGTACTTTATTGGCTGGCGTTGCCGGTCTTGTTAGAGCAGCCTCTCCCATCTGGTTGGATAGCCACATTGCCATAGATCCAGTCGTTCCAAACAGACCTCCGATAAGGTGATCCGCCTCTATTGGGTTTAACAATCTAGACTTTTCGTTCCCGGTAAAGCTAGAAAGGATTTTCCCGGCCTCTGATGTTGATGCAATGTACTGTTCGGCTGCATACATGTTATCAAGATTGGCCGGAACGACGGGGCGTCCCGTGAAGAAGTTATGTTTAAACTTAATTTCTACCAAGGTTTTTACTATTGGCGGAAGTGGCTCTGGCCCAAGCAACATATCAACCGCCGCCTCTTTAAGAGCCGTTCTGAGTCTTGTCGCGTCATGCGGCGTTTCAGTAGAGGATCGGATAAAGTGGTTGTAAATAATCTCTGCCATCCCCTTGAACAAAAACCCCGCCAGCGTGTTTATGGGCAGATAGATCTTTGTGCCTGGGATAATGTAATTTCGCATCTTGGTTTGATCGTCAAGCTCTTCGTAGTCCTCGCTTGCTCCAACCAACATGCAATACAGCAACGTCGTTCCCATCAAAAAACTGCCAGTAAGGGCCAGCCTTTTTAATGCTTTGCTCCGACTCATGCCCTTGAGTCCGCCGCCAGCCAGAGCTTGAACTATCACATCGGTTGCATTGGCATATGCCCCCATGAACGGGACGGTTTTTGCTAAGAATTGCGCTTCCGCCCCATACCCACGATGCAAGAAGTTAATGACGTTAGCGGCTTGATACAGAGCTTGAGCTTCATCTCCCGTCTCCTTGAGAACCCTTTTATATACAGCTACGCGCTGCGCCATATCAGAAGAATCGCCAATATGGTCTAGAGCCTTCAGCACAAAACTGACCACGTTGCGGTTCATTATTCCAAGCTGCAACTTGACCGCCGCTTCTGGAGTCCTAGAGGTGGATTGAAAGCCACCTATGCCTGCCGCTTGCAGTAACTCTACAACTGGTTCTAGATCTAAGTTTTTGCCTGTAATCGTAGATCCGGCTGCGTTGATCATAGGACGCAGAAGGCTTGTTACAAACCCTTTGTAAACGCCGCCGATCAACAGGTCTGGCCTCTTTACTCCAGTTACCAATGCAGCCGTAGGAGCGTCCTTGAACACCTGCTTTAGTTGGAATACGCCAGACAGGGTAATCGCCCTACGAAGCACGTTCGCCGAAAGTATGAACGGCTGGAACATGGCTACATCTATGGTATTCAAACCGTACACAGCATCTGCAATGAGCGGGTCTTTTATCTGTACAACTATATTCCTGCCGTTCATTATGAAATT